TTCTCATTCTGGAATCGAGTAAAATGGTAATTAAACTCGACCTGTGCATGGTATTTAGTAGGCTGATAATGAGTCACCCTACGCGTTACTTGGAAACCAAGCAAATGACCTCTTTCACAACCAGTAAAACCGGGAGGATTTATACTCCCAGCAAACTGATTAAGATTGAGTGCATAGCTAACGGTTTTTATGTAGAGCGCGGGGCTCTCAGGTTCTTGCCATTCGAAGTTATAATGCTTCTTTTGGCGCCTGCCCTGTTCACTGATCAAACGCGAAAAGCGCTTGTCCAGCTTAACTAGCGAAACCCAGAGGGTTTGCATGTCTCGTAGCAACGGCAGAACGTTAAACTCCGCTTGGAGATAAACATCTGCTGAAGCTTGGAACATCTCACGAAGAGTCGGGCCGAACACATGTTTAAAGTGTGAACGGACTCGAGAAATAATGGAGTCTGTAAGTCTATAGTTGACATGTCTGACCTTAAAGGTCGGGATGTCCTTCACGATGCTTGGGAAAAGCCTTTTTGGGCCAAACACAAACTCGCGAGCTAGAAACTTGCTCAGACGACCAATTCTTCGTAGTGTCTCAGGAAGGGATTTGAAGTCTCGTAGCTCTATAACAGAGTTTACAAGACTCATTTCCTCCTTGATGTGAGGAAGCATGCCTTTGAGGGCATACTCCGTTAACACAGCAAGGCCAACCGGTTTTGGCACAAAGCCATCATCGGGAGTATCCTGCATGATTATCGGTAAGTCTAAATTGTGACTTCCGAAAGTTCCAAACGCAGAACGAAAGGTCGGATGATCCGTGACTAAAAGTCGCGGAGCATTCTTCCCCAGTCTGTCAGATATGTAACTGCCAATGGCAGTACCCGACAAACAACCCCACTGGAATTCCAGTCTATCGTTAGCAATATTCACTCCTGTGTCCACCCAACATTTATAATGTTGGACTGGCTTCCAAGAGTGTCTAAAGTTCGATTTTGTAAGACTGTCTTTCAACAGTTCCTTACGAGTCGCGCGCTCAGATAAGAGGCTATTAACCCCTTGTCCGAGCTCATCGATAGACCACACCTTAGATCGAAGTCTTTCAAAAAGACAGGTAAAACCTGGTTCTTGAAAGGTTAGATCAACATAAGGCGCTAGAGGTGGGTTCCAATTCGTGGGAGGAAAGTTCCTCTGAACACGAAAAGTAACCAACTTAGGCTTAACAGCGTCGGTTCGTTCTTTGATTACAAACATACTGCGTGGAGTTGAATTAATA